CCAGCCTCGGCCGGCCCCTTCGCCTTGCCACCACGAGTCTCGACGGCTCTCAAACGAGCATCGATAGAGGCCGGCCAGATCGATGCCCACGATGCCGCAGACGGCACCGCGCATCGCCTCGGCCACGAACGCATCGAGCGCGCCGGGGCCGAAGACCGCGTCCGCGTGACAGAGGCCGAACACGAGAGACTTGCAGCGGTCGAGCATCTCGTTGCCGATACGCGAGAGCGCGAGCCCGGCATCGTTCGCCCAGCCGATGACCTCGGCTCCGGTCATGTGCGTCAGGTCGAACGCATCGAGCCCGACTTGATCCTTCGCGACGTAGACGAGCGTCAGATTGGCCATTATTCCCCTATCGGCGCATCTCAGCCTCGGCCTGATATCCAGACCGCCCTTATCGACGTGCTCTCGCATTGCTCGATTCAGCTTACGATATTCAGGCCCAACGGGCTTGAACCACTCCCACGCCGGATCGGGTATCCAGGACGGCTTCTCTCCGCTCGGGTAGAGCGAACTCTCGGCCATGCCGCGGCAGTCACCCTCTCTGCCGCTCGCGCGACAACACAGCATGAATGGAGTTACTCCCTCGTGAATGTCAATTGTGACCGTGTAGCCGCCGCACTTTGAGCACGTGTAGACGTTTATCCGATTCGGAGGTGCCAACTTCGGCGCGCCGGTTATGCCCCCCAGCCTCGGCCATTTGTCGCCCCATTTCTCGCGCCCGATCCGGCTTGACTCGCGGATGTCGCCCGGCGCGCCGTTCGTCGGATGCGCGCCGCGAAACGTGCTCTTTAGACTCGCGTGATCGACGAAACACAGGTCGGAAACACCCACCTTCAGGCCGGCCTGCTGCACGCGCAGGCAGTAATCGACATCCTCTCCGCCGTAGACCCCGGGACCGCAGAATCGCTCATCGAGCAGACCCACAATATCGAGCGTGCGCCGCGGTATGTAGACGCACACGAAGGCGCAAAGCTGGACCTCGCGGCATAGTTGGGCGGCATCGAATCGCCGTCGCCATTGCTCTGGATAGCCGGTGACGTTCGTCGTTGCGTCGACGGTGCCGTAGCCGTCTGACGGTCGAAGATCCTCGAAATGTGATCCTGACTCTAGTAGCGCATCGTCGTTCAGCAGCACCACGTCATCCGTTCCGGCCGCAGCGATTCCGATGTTGCAGTTGCGGGCGAAGCAGAACGGCGAGACGCCTTCGTAAACTTCGAGATGCTGGTCGCCAGTCGCCGGGATTGCGCGGCACTGAACGCCGGGCGGCGCGGGCTTCCCGTGATCCCAGACGACTATCACGCGGGCAGTCTCACCGGCCGCTCGCAGCGCGCCAACGCACGCCAGCAGGTTGTCGATGTTTCTTGACGGAATTATCACTGAGTAAGCCATTCAGTCCGCTCCCTCATGGTCGTAAATGTTGCCCTCCACCACGTCCTCAATGTCAGCAACCGATACCGGGATATCTCCCGCACCTGTAATCTTTGCTGGGATAAGCCGGCCGTTGAACTGGATAAAGTGTCCGTCGTCTTGGATCGTTGCGCCATCATCCCAAAGCACGATGACGCGCCCCGCCTCGCCCGCGATGCGCACGGCCTTCACGCAGGCCAGAAGGTTGTCGATGTTACGCGACGGAATAACTATCGAGTAAGCCATGATGTCTTGTCGTCCTTCCCTTCCGCAAATATATCAACTCCATCTTCAATCCAAATCTGATAGATGACGGCCGCCCAGGTTGCCAGGCAGATGACCCCGACCGCTCCCCATACCCACCCCGGAGCCTGAAAGCGATCCAGCAGCAGCCATACTACCGCTGTAGATCCGATTGGTAATTTCGTTGGCAAGTTGCGGTACTTTATAACTCTTCGGTCCGTCATCGCTCCTCCATGTGGAATATCACGATGCTCGGGTCCCAGTGATACGGCTCCGTTTGCTGCCAACAGGAGCGAGGCAGGAAGCGCCTCAGTAACATCGCGCGCATACGCCAACTTGTGAAGTGCTGTTTGTGATGCGGGTTGTCCTGTTCCACCCGCACCGGAACGGATACGATCAGGTGCCGTGCCGGAACCGTGTCGATGAAGTGCTGCGGGTCGTCCAGGTGCTCGAGGACCTCGAAGGCCACGCAGGCGTCGAATGGATACTTGCTCGGAATCGTAGGCAGATACATCGGGCCGGGATGGAATTCCTCGGCTAGAGCCAATGCGAATTCCGACGTATCCACCGCCGTGACGCTGTTTCCCGCCGCCGCCAGCATCTCGGAGCCATAGCCGACGCCGCAGCCGAAGTCGAGCACGCGCATGCCAGTGCAGACGCGGCAGGCCCACGTGTAGCGCTCGATGTGCGCGCGGCGCTCCCAGCAGTCCGGGCAGCGGTCCACGTCGAGCGCGCCGCCGTCGGAGAGCATCCAGGGCGCGGTCTCCAGGATCGGCGGTAAGTTGGAGTCGAGAATCATTTGACTCTCCAAATCCGCCATTTATCGCACTTTGTCCCATGGCCAACTGTGTGTATCACACTAATTCCTTTAATGAGAATTTCGATTCCTGCATTCTTTGCGGCTTTTCTTAGCCCACCGGAGGAATTGTGCTCATACACAAAGGAATCTCCTACCTCCATCCGATCCCACGGCAACTGACTCAGCGTCCCTGACTGACTTTTTTTATCGGGGAGGGGCACATTCTTTTCGACGATGTAACTCATTTCCACTCCATCAGGCATTTCGGATATTTGAGAAAGCTGTGCCCCGGCACGATGCCGTTGTATTGCACGTGCCAGCCCTGGCGCCCCAGCGCTTGATCGAGCCACTTTCGTTCTTCAAATACCTTGCGCTCGCCGTGCGCCTGTGAGCGAATCGGGTAGTGCTTCGACAGAAACTTCACCGGGCAGATGCGTCGGCCGCGAAACTGCACCTGGTGGCCGCCGCTGGCCGCGAGGCTCACGGGCCCGACGTTGCGCCATGCTTTCACCTGGCCGATGCGCTGGTTGAGCGGGTCGTCGCTGTAATAGCGGAAGTACTGCTCGGGGTCTTGTGAGCCGTCGAAGCCATTGTCGACCGGGTGGAACGTGAGCACCTGAAAATCGACGGCGTTGAAGCTTGAGTCTTGGACGTTCTGGAATGCTTGAGCCAAGACATCATCAGGGTAACGGCTGTAGCGCAGTTCGTCGGCATCGCAATGCATAATCCAGTCGGCGTCAGCCCCGGCTGCGATCTTTTCCACCTGGCGCAAGAGTTCGTGCCAGGACACCGGCGGCGCTGGATGGCGGAGGATCTCTGCGCCGGCCGTGTGCGCCACCATCACGGTTTCATCCGTGCTCTCACAGTCGATCACCAGCACGTCGCAGCCCTGCCGCTTGAGGTGGCGCACGGTCCAGCCGATTATGTCCGCCTCCTGAAACGTGCAGACGATGGCCAGGATTTTCATAACCGCATCCTCTCCGCGCAATAGCTGTCGAACTTCGGCGCACGTTTCCAGCCCGGCGCGATCATGTGCTTAGCTAAGTACGCCTCGCTTGTGTTACCGCCGTGAATGCCGCAGATTATTCGCGACTCGGCTCCCGCTATTGCCGATTCGGCCGCGCACAGCGGCCAGTGGTGCAACCACCAATCCTGGTCGGGGTACTTGCGGTCCTCGCGGTATGGGTGCGCTTCCCAGACGCGCCGCCAATAGCATCGGGAAGCATCTACGATATATTGCGGGTGCGGGTGCGCGTAGATCCACGCTTCGCCATGTTGCTCATGTTGACGCTGTTGCTCGTCTACACAGATCGGGCACGAAGCCTCGCGCTCGTCGTAAGAGCATTCATGTGCTACTGTCCGCGTGTCCCAGAACAGGAGCTCACGGTAGCCGACGGCCTCTACGCCGCTCGATTGCAGGAACGCCACCTGCTCTTCGATGCGCAGCGGGTGACTCCAATCATCGCTGTCGAAGTGCGCGATGATATCGGCCGACTGCGCCAGCGTGTTCGCGTAATTGCGGAGTGCGCCGAAGGTGAGGCCCGTGCCATTCATCATCGAGTAGACTTCGTTCGGACGGTAATAGCCGCCGAGCTTCGGCTCGCCGGTGTCCAGAATCAGCAGCGATTTGTTGGCGTAGGTCTGCGCTCGGAAGCTCGCGACCGCCCGGCGCACCATCTCGGCTCGCCCGTTGACCAGCATGACGGCGCAGACAAGCGGCTCGCTCATGGCCGCACCCCGGCGCGATGCGACAGAACGGCTGGATTCGGGAACCGCTCTCCGCAGGTTCGGCACTGATACGTGCGGCCACCGGCAAAGTAGATCGCGCTGTGCAGCATCTTGCACCATCGGCGCTTCAATCGGCGGATCATTCGCCACTCCTGACCGGCGGAGTTTTGATCGGACGCCCCGCGCGCTTGCGGATGGCTTCGTCCAACCAGTCCGCCAAGCGCATGTTCTCGCCGATGGCGGCCAGTCGCGCGAGTTTAGCCGTCTCGGAGTCCATCAGCACGTTAAATTGCACTTTGTCAGGCACAATTAGCATTCTAGAGCGCACCTCGGCGGGATGTCAATAGAAATCTAAATCGGGGATATCTGCAATCCGCCCGGTACTATCGGGCCGCCCTGATGCTGCGGTACCACTCGACAGAACGCCATGACTTCAGCTTCCGCACGATCCGGCGATTGCACGCCGCGTTTCCGCGCATCCTCTTTCGGCTCTACCTGGATCTGACCGTGGGAGAGTTCGCGATATTCTACGCCTGATAATTGCGCCTTCGTGTCTTCGTCGATGGCGTCCGATAAGTGACTGATATAATTCTCTTTATAGCAATCGCGCAATCTGAAATACGACTCCGCTTTGGCGTTCAGAAATTGCTCTTTGTCCATCGGGCTCGACCCTGCCTTGAAGCCGAACACCGGGAATCCGCAGTCGGCAATATGCAGCGCCATGCCGTGGCCGACTCCCACCGTATCGACCACCACGAGGCCCACCGGCAGTCGAAAGCGTTCCGACAGTCCGCGCAGCCAGCGGACGACAGAACCGCGCGGATCGGCTTCGCTCCAGGAGTCTCGCGCCAGTATCGTGCCATTTACGCGGGCGCAGGCCGCCGTTTCGTCATCGCCGCCGGCCGCTACGTCCAGGCCCACCTGAATGTAACAGCCCTTAGACGCGCGCTGTTCGTCCGCATTGGGCTCTCGGTCGGCGCGCTCGATCCAGGCCAGGGAGAATACCGCCCACTGGCCTTGCTGGGGGAACTCGCCGAGCACGCGACTTTGGAACCGCGGATTCTGCGGCCCCCACTTGTGATACATCTCGCGTACCCACCGTCGCCGGGTGAGCCACGGAAACGGCGCATAGTCGAGCTGATCCTCGGGGAGCGCCATCAACGATTCGAGCGTCAGACCGGCCAGGTTCGGCGTGTCGAATGCGGAGATCGTGATGCAGCAATGGCCAGGTGTGCCGCGGAGTTTCGTGAAGCTCTCGTATACCGGGCCGGCGGGCACGGTCGGATTGCAGAGAGTCACGAGGCGCACGTCGCCAGCAGAGCGGATGCCTTCGATAGCATCCCAGATGTCCGACGATATGCCGATGGCTTCATCCGCGAAGATGGTGACGCGTCGCCCGTGGAAGCCTTGCGCATTGACGCCCTTGCTGCTCGAGAATCCTTGCGCGTAGCACTTTGGCGAGATCTCCCAGCGCGTCGTGGTCGGCTCCGGGTAGCGGATCTTGCTGTCGCTGATCGCCGCCGTGATTTCGCCCCACACGGTTTTCACCTGGCGCAAGGTGGGCGCCATGATGAGGACGATGGATTCGTCTTGGCCGGTGAGCTCGTAGGGCACCATGCCGGAGACGGCGAAGGTCTTGCCGCTACCGTGGCAGCCCTTGACGGCGACTGATGGGTGTGTCGTGATGGCGCGGCAGAGTTCCTGCTGCTTAGCCCAGAGTTTGCGGCCGAGGAACTTCTCCTGGAACCTAACCGGATCGGTCATCGGACTGCATGAAGGCGCGCACAGCCTCCATGTCCATCTTGCGGTCCTCGCCGTCCTTCGCCACGAAGCGGTGCGCGCTCGTCTCCTGGAACCCGGCGCGGCACTTCAGCCAGAAACAAATCGCGGCCATATTGCCCACTTTGATCTGCCTTACGAGTTGGCCGACCGCGAGAGTGTTTATTTCTGCAAGGCCGAAATCGAGTTCGACGCGGAAGTGTTCGCGTAGGGTTTTATCGGTCATCCCCATACGGGCTGCGATGGTTGGCTGGGTCATCCCGGCCGCGGCCATCAACTGAACACGCGCTCGATCTTCGTCGGTGACTTTCTTTGCGGCTGGCATTTTATACCCGGTAAATCGCGGCGACGCGCCCTGCAAGTGTCAACAGCGATGATTTTACCATCACTTGCGTTTTCAGTCGATTACCGAGTTTCAGGTTGCCGCGGCTGACATAGCCGTTGCGCTCGAAGAACGGCACGGCAGATTCAAGCACGCGGGCGAAATTGCATTGGAGATAACACAGGATCGCAGCGCCCAGACCGTGCGAGCGATGACTCGGCGCGACGTTGAGCACCGTCAGGCAATTCAGAGCCGGATTGACGATGGCGGTTGCAACATCCTCGCCGCCAAAAGAGAACACGAACGCGCCACCGTTGCGCGTGGCACTCATTACGGTCTGGCGCCCAATGAACGCCGGATGCTTGCCGCGGTTCAGGAGGGTTTTGACGCGCGAGTATTCGGTGCTTTTCGCCGCTTGGACTTGGAATTCTTCCGCACAACGGCAACGTGTCGGTGTCCGCATTTGCATACGCAGTTGGGGGTGGCGCCTTTCGGCGAATCATGGTCAAGCTCATCTGGCAGCATCAACGCATCCAGGCGTTCTTTGAGAGTGGAATCGAAATCGACGATGCCCGCCAGGAGCGCATCGTCGAGGAACACTGAGCGCATGGTCTCTTCGTCCATGTCGGCCAGAAACGGGGCCATCAGTTCCGGTGTCGGCTCGCCGTGGACGGTGTTCATGTTGACGGCAATTCTCGCGGCGCGCTTATCGTCGCAGGGGTCCACCAGGCAGGCCGGCACTTCCGCAAGTCCAGCCTCCCGAGCCTCGCCGACGCGGTGATTGCCAGATAGAATTTCGTACTTTTCGCTCTTCTTTCGCACCACGATCGGGGCGAGAAAGCCATCGCGGGAGATAGACTTTCGCAGGGCGGCCGACTGTTTTTCGCTGAGGTACTGCGGGTTTCGGCGTAGGGCGACGAGATCAGACAGCGGAATCGTGATGTAACTGACTGTCGGCGACGAGTTCAAACCGCAATCGTACCATATCGGGCGTCACTTCGGGGTAGCAGGCGAGCACCTGGGATGCCCTTTCCTGGCTCAGGGAGCGCACAGTACTATGCGGGGATTGCCGCATCGTAGCACCTTTGACAGATCTAGCGAGCACGCTGTGCTTCATGTGTCCGGTAGAAGCGGGCGATGTACCGCGATAACTCCTCCGGTATCTTGGCGATCATGGCCGAAGCTGCCTTGCGGGAATTGCTGTTGCCGTGGCTCTTGCGCGGATCTTTGCTCCTGTCCCGAATGGCGCTTTTACCGTCCAAGCCTTTCCGGCCTTCAACAAGCCGCGAATCGTCCTTCGTCAACGTCGCCGCTTTCCGCCGCTCATCCAGCGCCTTGTCGAACCATTCCGGCCCGCTGCCCACTCCAGACCCGTGCTCTTCACGCCACCGCTGCGCGACCGCCGCGCTCTGGGACGATCCGCCAACAATTCCCTTCCCATGCGCGTGGAAGTTGAAGCCCGGCACTTTGCGATGCGGCGGGATAATCGGCATCACCGCCGGCACGTCGCCCCACAGATAGAAGCTCCCGAAGTGCCACGCTGCCCGACCAACCCACGGCTGAGCTCCCTTGACGTTTTCCACCACCATCGGCACATGACGACCGGCCGCGGCGCACGCTTCAGCCTGAATCCGAAAGCAGGCGTTGAAGAGATCGTTCGACGGCGGCGGAAGAGCCTTTGCGCGCTTCCAGGGCATCGCCCGGTAAGAATACGCCTGGCAGGGGGGCGAGGCCACAATCACGTCAGCGTGCCGGAATTGCGACCCGTGGAGCGTGAGCACGTCCTGCAGCACCAGTTGCGTCTGGTAGTGCGCTTCGCCGTACTGATGCCGCTCGATGTCGAATCCGATGACACGATAACCCTCTGCCAAAAATCCTTCCGTCCAACCGCCTAACCCGCAAAATAAATCAATGCACAGGGGCATGTTTCTCCCGCTCGTGCTCTTCGACTTTGCGCAATGCCTCGGCTACCGTGTTGCCCTCGAATCGCTGCTGGCAGTACTGGCAGTGCATCTGGTAGCGCTCGGTGTCAGCCATTGCGCGCCTGCTGTCGGTCGTAGCCATCGCTGGCGGACCCGCGCTCTTTGCGCCCCGTGCTGATCTTACGCACAACTCCGGCTGTCCCGCTTGCGACCGCCGTGCCGGTATCGGCGTAACGGAGACCGCGCTTGCACTCGTTGCCCCAGCGTGAGAGGTCCACGCCGCCTGGCCAGAAGTTGAGATCGTACGGAGGTTGGCCGTGAATCGCAATAAATTCGGAGATGATCATGCTTGCGCCTTCGCTTGTGCCTGTTCTGCCGGCGCGGATGCCATTTGCTTTCGCCCGAGACTTCGAAGTTCCAGCGCGTGGAAGTCCCGACCGGTCTGGCAGGTACACCATTCGTCACCCACCTTGCCGAGCCCGTTGCATGCGCTGCAACGTCCATTCGGGTTCTTTGACGGCTCCGGAGGAGACTCTGGAATCGTGATTTCCGTGCCCACAACCTGGTTGATTCGTTTGGCAAACGATGTCAGGAATCCGGCCGGATTCTCCCAGGTATTCGGCACATGCGGACGAAGTCGCTCAATAAATTCAACGCGCGGCACGTCTCGCAGTTCGACCAGTTCCCAGATGCGACGTTCGACATCGGGCGAGATTCGGATGCCGGTTTTCTCTTCATGGATCGCGCGCAGTTCTTCCTCGGGGGATCGCCTGTTTTGTGCTTTTTGTTGTGTTGGTTTTTCATCATCAAACTTCTTAAAAAAAACAACTTTTTCTTCTTTGAGGTTTGATGATGAAACACTACAAGACATTACAGGACATAACATAACAGATCCGCCAACGTCTCCCAACGAAGTGGCGGACGATGGGGGATTACTGGCGGACGATGGGGGATTACTGGCGGACGATGGGGGATTACTGGCGGATGATTGGCGGATGATTGGCGGATTCTCTGTATCTGCTTGAATCGAATCGACTTGTTCAAGCCATCCAATTTCAAGCAATCGCGGAATTGCTTCCTCGAACTCGGCGGCCGGCAACCGAGACAGCCTGGCAAGGCTCAAACAGACCCCGCCGGGTCCATCCGGGAGCGTACCGCGCTTTTTCTGCCTGGATGCGATCTCCACGATGGCGTACCAGGCCCCGAGATGAGACGCCCCTCGGGGATGATCTACGAGGGTGGTATATCCCAACCCGTCCATCTTGTTCGGTATCGCCACCCAGTCCAACTTCACCAATTTTCGGCTGGCGGCCGTCTCAAAATGCTTGTTCCAATCGCGGACACGAAGTGTCACTGTTCACCTCTCCCAAGGTGAGCCGGGGCCGCGTCGTGGGAGCGACGCGGCGGGTCCGGCCATCCGTTGAAGCTGGTTTGCGGCAGCCTCAAGGAAATCATACCCCGCTTTCGCCGGGGTGTAAAGGCTTTTCGGGCGCCAGATCAAGCACGCCCTGGCTCAATCTTCGAGCAGCGATCTCGCAGTAGCGCCGCCGGCATCCGGCCTCCCGAATGGCTCCCATGATGAGCGTGCGCTCCATCTCTCGGCCCAACTCGACCATGCGCGGCGTCACCTCGGAATGAAACTCTAGTCGTGGAGGACGAAAGGCCAAGGACTCCCGCACCATCATCTTCTCCCGGATTTCCTGTTCGGTTTTCATTCGGACTGTAGAACCTCCTGTTACTGGCTTACTCACGATCCCCTTGCAATTTACGTCGTATCAGCGATTTCCTCCACTTTCGGCGGGACACGGGAGGCGCTTCCGGCGCTTCCGGCAGAGCCCGCCTCGAGCGTGCGTAGTGCTGCGGTACCGGCCCGTAGTCCCCGTGGATCGGCTCCAGGTGCGCCGGCCACTCGCGGTCAATCTCGGGCATCAGATTCGACATACAGTTTCTCCTGTACTGGGATTTCTTCCAATATCGTGATGTAGATCTCAACGCGCGGGTCCGATCCGTCAAGCATGCGCCGAGTGCCGTCCCAGTCGCAAATCTGCCGGTCGTCGCGGATGATGTCGGCCGCCTGGAGCATGTCGCCGACGGCCTCCATCAGGTTTGACAGGTCGGGGCAGTCCAGGCGCATTAGGCCGGACTTCGTTGGCACCAGGTAGAATAGCGCCTCGACGCTGATAGGGTTGATGATCGGAAGCTCCACGCCGGCCGCGCGGAGCCTCTGATTGATGAGCATACACTCTATGACGGCCGCTCTCTCCCACTGCTCGTAGGCGAGAGACGGAAGCACCTTTGGGAACCCGCCGCGTTTTCCGCACACCCGGCACATGGGGCCAATGTTGACGATACGCGGCGAGTTCTTCTTGCTTCGGGGAGCGCCGTGGATTGCGAATCCGGGTACCTCGCGGAGCATCAGTTCACCGTGCTCTTGTTCTCGCGCGGCTTGCGCTTCTGGTGCGTCCCTTCGCCCATTGCGACGGCAGAGGCCAGCGGAGCGAGCGGGGCCGCGGCATCAGGATTGCTGGTTTCCTCGATGTTATCCGTTTCCTCGCTGGTGTCGCGCGCCTGCTCCCGAGAGATCAGCGGCTCTTGTTTGTCCTCCAGCGGCATCTCGGACTGCTGCTCGTAGTTGACTCGGAGTTGCGCAGTGCCCTTGCCTATGGCCTCAATGTAAGCCTCGACACGACCCGCCGCGCCAACTGCGCTCGTGACGATCTGGAAGCGGAGTTGCTGCTCGAAGTTGTCCTCTCCCACCTTGCCCCGGGCGAACTCGAAGTTCGAGATGCCGGTAGAGTCAAGCTGCAGCTCATGCTGCCGGAGTTCCTTACCGTCCGGAGTCAGCACGAAGTGGCTTGCTGTGAGATCGCCATCGAGTTTTGCCGAGTCGAAGCCGACCGGCGGTTCGCCCCATTCCAGAGCCTCGCGGACGGGCTCCGAGAAAGCGGCGGTGAAGTTCAGTTTGACGTACTTTTGTTTCGACTTATCGTCGTAGCGTAAGTCGACGAAGCGGATGTAAGCTCCGCGGAATATCAGTTTCGACATGTTATTACTATTTCTCCTTTTCACTTACTAAGTGGACCACTTCCCATTCCCACAATCCCAGAGCGCCCTTCGCCGGCACTGGCTTGTCCAGTTGCACAACGTCTTCCAGCACCCAGGCAAACCGCCCTGAATCGTAGTTCCCCAGGGCCCGCTCCCTGTCGCTCAGTTGTTCCGTAAAGGCCGAAGATATCAGCGTGCATGCGACAATCTTGCAGGTAGCCAAAACAACACCCAGTGGATAGCCCGTCACGGACGCATCGCGGCAAGTCGGGAAACATTCATAGCAGTCTGGCTCGCAAGTGAACATCCGCGCCCACTTCGGAAAACCTTTCGCCGCGTGAATCGCCAGCGGCCCGCGATACGATGTGCGCCAAGATCGAGTTTCGATCCGTTTTGCGCCCACGGCAACCAACGTTGCCCAGGGCTGAATCAAAGTCAGAGCTTTCATCGAACCGCCCACGTCACCACCAGCGCGAGGCTGGCGATAACGGCGATGCACCAGCCCGAGACGGCCGCCGCGTGCTGGCGCCGGATCTCTGTCTCCAGGATCTCGGTGAGCGCCGAGTAAGTCGCCGCGTTGGCGACGATGCTCTCCTCGGCGGTCTCGCGTTTCTGGCGTTCTTCCAGCCAGCGCTGGTGGCATAGCGCGTGCATATCGTCTGGCGATTCGAGTGCTACGCCCATGGTGGCCAGCCAGCGGCGGTCTTCGGGGCTGTTATACGCCATCGTCCACCTCCGTTCCTGCCGCGATGCGGCCTTTGACCACCTGGCGGTGGAGCGCTTGGAGTACCTCAAGCATTACGATCTGCGTCTCCAGATCGAGCGCCATGAACTGATCGGACATGGCGGCGACGTTGCTCTTGCGCGGGACGCCCTTGTCGCGGCGTTCCTTCCGCGCGATGCCCGATACTGGCGGCAGATTCGGCCGCGAATGACCGGACGTGCCAACCGTGTTTTCAAGAATCTGATCGTCACTCATAGGATTTCTCTTCTTATCCCTGCCTCTGCCTCTGCCAGCGTGCATCCGGCCGCTAGGCACATTTCCACCACCTCGGCGTCTTCCGCTGCCTGGCGCGCCATGGCGGTCACCAGCGCGGCGTCCTGTTGGCTTGCTATCGTCATCGCAGCACCAGCGATGTATGAAATTCCACGTCCGCGCCATCCACCGCCACGCCGGACTTGATCGCCTTTTTGATTGCCGAAAGGCTGATATCCTCGCTCACGCGTAGCGATTCGACACCCTCAACAATCCCCTTGTCGTCGGATGCCCGGCCCATCTCTGACAGGTGAAACCACAACCACGCCGGCATCTTGACTGTGACGTTTTTGTAGGCGTCGGCCACATCGCCCGACACTACGACCGCGTCCGAATGCCGGAAGAACAGCGTGTTTTCCGTCGTCTTGAGTTGCGTGATGCCCCGCCCCAGCATCACCGCTACCACATAGTCCCGCAGCCACTTCTCGGCGCGCTCGAACGTCCTCCGGCGGTTGTGGATGCGCTCTTGCTCGGCCTTGAGGGCATCCTGCTCTGTGGCCATGCGCCGAAGAACCCCGGCGATATTATCCGTCTTCGTGGCGAGTTCCGCGCCGAGCCGCGCCAGGTGGATGTCGATCTCCTCTAGCTGCGCCTTCAGCGGATCGGAGTCCACCGGCTCCAGCGGCTCGGCCAGTTCAGCCACGATCATCTCGCGGCTCTCGAAATACGCGCCAAAATCATCGGCGAGCGCATACAACGTAGCGTCCTGCTTTGCGATTTCACTGGGCATTTTGGGCATTTTGTTCCTCCATCATCTTCTCGACCGCCTTCCAGAGCGCGGTAAAACACCGCTTGGCGTTGCCGACGGAACGGTAGTTCTCGCCGCGGATCTCAAACTGCTCCAAGGTCTGGTTCCAGGCTTCCTCGGATTCGTACTTCAGCCACGCCTTCTTGAGCTCGGCAAACGCGGCGGTGATAGCCGCCTTCTTGCCAAAGTTGACCAGCACGGCCGCCAACGGATCAGCCGGCGCTGTGGGTGCTTCTGCGGGCGCGGGCGTCTCTGGCGTGGCCTGGGGCGCGACCAGGGGCATTTCTCCGGTGATCTTGGCTTCCGCGCTACCGCGGGGTTGCGGCTCGCCGGTGCCGATCTCTTCCTCGGTGACTACGCCGTTGATGGCGAATGACCGTTTGAGGGCCAACACTTCCGCCACCTTGCTTATCATCGCGCTCGGGTACTGCGACCAGACGCCGGAGGACTTCCGGTACTCCGAATAGTACGCCTCGCAGATGATCGGGTGCGCGCGATCCTTGCGCCAGACGGTGCAGACCGCCTTGATCGGCACATTCTTTTCGTCCCTCTCGACGCGCGTCTCGATGCCGTCGAACTGCGGATGACGGTTCGCGATGGCCAGATAGCCGTCGCGGCCGGCCATGATGCCCACGGAGGGCACGAACCAGACTTCCCGCAGGAACGGGTTGAGCGTGGTGACGCGGCAAACCTCTAGGAAAATCTTTAGTTGAGCGTC